TTAATAATTTAAGCTTTGACCAGGATAAATCAAGTTAGGATTAGTTAATCCGTTCCGTTGTGCTAAAGCTTGGTATGTCGTGCCAAGTTTAGCCGCAATGCTAGATAAATTATCACCGTATTGAACTGTGTAAACATTACTTGTTGCCGATCCATTTACCTTCAAAACTTGACCAGGATAGATTAGATTTGGATTGGCCAATCCATTTAATGCCGCTAACGTTTGATAGTCTGTGCCATGTTGGTAAGCAATACTTGATAATGTTTCGCCATGTTGAACTACGTGTGTTGTTTCTGGTTGCTTATCAGGGACAACTGTTGCATCTGGTAATAGTTCAATATCACCTTTGCTAATCCATGACAAAATGCCTTCTAGCAACACTCTGCTTCCAGTTACTTCTTGTACTTTATAGCTGTTTCCTTTTACCCAATCTGGAATAGCTTCGCCAGTTGCCCAAGCATCTACATTAAATTTTACTTTGACGGTATCACCAACTTTTACTGCAGAAGTAGGTGTTTTTTCAACTTCTTTACCTTCTTCAATAGCTGGTGTGTTTGTTTCTGGTTGGTTATTTTTTGTATAACCATTATCGGTAATACCTGTTAAATCAACGTTACCATCTAGCCCTCCTGCAACGTAGGTTGACGTAAACTGAAAAATACCGATATTTTCAAATGAAGGAAAATAATTGTAATTTGGATAAGGTGTCACTTCATAATCTGGATATTCTGCCATCCATAATTGATACTTCTTTGCAATTCGTGATAGATCATAAGCTGAAGTAAGATACCCTTTGTATCCGTAAAGCATCGGTGTATATCCAGCCTCTTTGATATAGTCTAACGCCCATAGCGTTACATCCGTCGATTGAACGCCATCTTCCGCATCTAAGGCGACAATTGATCCCTTTGGTGTTTGAACTTTAGGTAAAAAGTAATCTAATACTTGCTTTGCATTTTCGTAGGTAAGGACATTTTGCCACCATACATACGTATGCGCGCGTTTACCTTGAGCAATCGTACTAGCTACTTGACTAGAATAAGTAACTTGATCATAAATTCCATAGTTATTTTGCCCACCAATTTGTGAAATTGAGAATTTATCATGTGAATAACCAAATGTTGCTTGATATCCATTCCAAATAGACAAATCAACGCCTTGGTCTCCTTTTGCAGCAAATGTACTAACTGGCGCTAAAAAAAACAGGCCTACCAATAATGTTACTAATAGTTTCTTTTTCATCTATTTGTCTCCTTTTCTATCTGATAATCCAGGTGTTGTATGGTCTGTCACAATTCCTAAAATAGTTAATACAACAAACACTGCATTGATAACATCTAGCAATTGCTGATTAATCACATCAATTTGAAATTTATACCCAAAAGGAACTGCAACTACTTGAATAAGTAACAAAACTGCAGGAATAAGAGACAACCAGAATTGTTTATTTTTTATTCTTGATTTCCAATCAATCATTTTTATTTCCTCCAATTCCTCGAAAGAGGGTTTTATTTTGTTCTTCCAATCGACTAATGCGCACCTCATGGTTATTTAATCGGTCAACAGCTTGTTTTAGTTCTTTCATGCTATCTTCTAATTGTGAAAAGACATGATAGAATTTCATTAACGCAAAGACAATTCCGCCTAAAAATGTGATCACCGCTAGCCATTCCTCTATTGTTAAATTCATCCTGCACCTACTTTCTATTCGCAAGAAAACCGCTTAGCTTTCGCTAAACGGTTCACCTGTCATTTTAGTAAATTCCTCTTCTGTAATACAACTAGGCACAAATTCTGAAACTTGTTCAGGCGTGAAAAAGCCCCAGTCATACATCAGTTTAATGTCATCATATGAATACATTATTTTGCACCTCCGATTTGTTCTTTAATCGCATCAATTTCTTTAGTATTTTGAAGCGACGTAAGCATAGTCTTTGAATTGATTTGAGCTAATGACTCTGCTTTAGCTGCTAGTTTTTCATTTGCTTGTTTTAAAGCAGTGTTATCCGCTTCTAATACTGTTGAAAGATTTTCTAACAGATTTAATTTCTTCGAATAATCTTGCGTGACCGCTTCTTCCCATTTTCGTTCCGAGAAATTAAAGAATTGTGATTGTTCATTTGCTAAACCTTCAAGTGGTTTTTCTTCCACGTATGGCAAAGCAACGTTGTATGTGTCATTTACTTCTTGTGGTTCATAGCCCACAGGATACAAAACTTTATAAATAGTTTTCATCTATGTCATCTCCTGATTATAATCTGTTTTTAGCAATATAAGTGATTGTTCCCCAATACCACGTGTTTTTTGCGATGGTTGTTTGAGCTGATATTCTAACACCATTGACAAATTTAACAATTCCGCCACTCCCAACACTATTAATTAACGGAAATAGTTTGTCTGTGTTTGGTTGAAATTCATCTGGTATTCCCCAAACAATCGTTTGATCTTTTGCAAAATCTTTATCGATTCGCGTTTGAATCGTAAATTGAACAGTTACAATGTCACCGTAACGTTCAAAAGTTACAGATCCACCTTGTAAAGAATCAAGATCAGTTGGCGTAAATGATTTATATTTTAATCCATTTTGAGTTAATACTGCGTTGCCTTTTGAAAGACATCCATCTTGAAAATTTTTAGTACCTAGAATAGTTTCATTTCCAACAGCCTTTACTAATTTTCCCTCAATACCATCAATGGCATCCGCGTGGGTTTTCATGTACTTATTGACACCATTTTCTTTTAGCTGAACGATATCTGCCATTACGCTTCACCTACCTTTTCAAATGTAAAAACTGGTAATGCATCCAATTTTGCTTTATCCGTTTTAGACATTAAACCGTCTTTTTCAGCAGTGGCATTGCCAGGAAGTGTTGGAATGATAGTTGTGTCAGGCAACGCTCTTACGTCAGTAGCACTTAATGTAACTTCACCTGTGTGACCATTTACAGACGAAACAGTGCCCGCTCCAGCACCACTAATTTTTCCATCAACAAATTCATTTAATCCAACAACGCCAGCTGTACTAGTTTGTACATCAATAGCTACGCCGTCTTTTTTCACTACATATAAATCAGGCATTTATTTCTTCATCTCCTTTTACTTTTTCAAACTCAACACCAGAACCACCTAGCTTTCCAGCTTCATAATCGGCTATGATTTTTAACATTTTGTCATACTCTTGTTTCGAAATCATAATCCCATCGATAGGTAAATCTAAGTCTGCACGCGTAATAATTACTGCGCCAATATGACCATTAACAGACAATACTTTTGATTGACCCGCAATAATTTTTTCTAATCCTCGAACAGCGGATGCATGTGTAATAGGATGAAACTGACGTTGCACGCCATTTTCATCGGTTTCCATCATTCGTTTTACTTTAACCACGTATTTCACCCACTTTTTCAAACATATAAGTAATCTGTTTCGCATCATCAACTGTTGCGATGACCAATGCCCCATCGGTCACAGGATAATCAACAGTGCCAACAATTTCTGTTTCATGATTCCGCGAAAAAGCATCATCTTGTAAAATAACCAAATCATTTATTTCGCCATATTCTAACGTATATAAGCGTTTCTCTAATTTCTGATACAAATAATCCATATCAGCCAATAAACGCTCTGAAAGTGAATTGTGGCGGACCCCTTGTATGTCTACACGTGCATCCATTAATTCGGCTAACATTGTTCCGCCTGGATCAACAGTTTTTAAAATGTCCTTAATCGATTCAAACCACATTAGGTAATCTGATTCTTGGCCGTTTCGCCAAGCTTCAAAAGTATCTTGTTGATTTTTGCGCCACTTTTCAAACTCTTCTTTTCTAGCATTCATCCAAGCTGTAAAATCGCCTTTGTTTTCATTGATAAAAGCGGTCATGTCTGCAATTAAATCTTCTATTGATTGCCAATACGAACCCATTTCACCTTCTGTTTTAGAAGCAGCATTCACAACAAAGTAAGAGAAGTTCTGCGTTGAGCCAATCAGGTTGTCTCCTTTGTGAATACTGAAATACGCTTCCTGTCTGTGCAATGACTGCATAGAATATTCATCAAAGGTATACTGGATAATCCCTTTTTTGGCATTCACAATTTTTGCTGCTCGTTGAATCGGATATTTATTATCAATAACTGATTCAAAAAATACTTCGCAACCTGTTAAATCAAGTGGCAAAGCATTTTCAACTAATATAGCTTCTAAAACTTCGGTATTTCGGTTCCCTTGCCGTACATTTTGAATACCAATGTAATTATAAGGTTCCGTGGTGCTTAGCGTTGCTTGCCATTTAACCATTTGTTTGCTCCTTTCGTTATTTTGGTGGTATAACAATTGATTGGATAGAACCGTCAAAATAAAGACGGTCATATTTTGCGACAATTTGCCCTTGCTCGGCATTCTGTTCTATGGTTTGGATACGTCCATTCTCTAAGCCATAAATCACGCCTGTGTGACCATATGCGGCGTCTACTGTCCAACCAGTTCCCCATTGTCCACTTCGTCTAATATTGACGATAGCTCCCACGACTAAATCTTTATACGTAGGATTTGAAATCACTTTCCAACCAACCGCATTCCAATCATACGCTTCGCCAATATCTGCAGCAGATGATGTATCACCAATTACATGTGACAATCCATAAATTGTACCTGCACCTAAACCACAGCCACCCATAAAACCAGAATATTCGGCTGGAACTGCGTAACATTGGCCATTACCTAACCATTTTCCCATTAAGGTCTCTAAATGCTCTATCCCAGCTTTTCCTGTCGCAGTTGAAGCTTTCAAATCTTTAAATTTGTCATACCACGTTTGCGCATAGGTTTGTCTTTCAGGATGAGCTGCCGCTGGTCGTTCAAAGTTTAATTCAAACGCATAAGCAGCGGTTTTAGGCGAGCTAACAACTTTAAATTCATCAACTGATAATGGACTTACTTGTCCTAACCATTGGCCATTGTACATACACCAATTAATTAATTGGGCTTGGGCTAATGAAGTCCTATAGTCTTGTTTGATACCAGCAACAGCAATTAAGCGTTGTACGTATTCTCGTCCATTCCAAGTTGGTGCGCCTACCAACGGATACGCTGAACCATCCCATTGAACCCACCCATAACCAGGACCGCTGTTTTGTTCTGTATCTGGATTCATATTAGGACCAACTTCTCCTTGTACATTTCCGAGGATACCTGCAGCAGCCGCTTTGCTGTATCCGTTAGCTAATAGGTAACTCCATAAGTCCCAAGCAAATTTATCAGCATCATTTGTAACTTCTGGTGGATAACCACCTGTACCAGCTCCAGAACCACCACCACCATTTTGACCAGGGATAACTTCTTTACCTTGTAAAAACATTTTATCTGCATATATCGTTGAAGGAGTACCATCTTTACCGATAAAATAAAAATGATTTCCCAAATGAAACTGATTTTTACCAGATAAGACAAGTCCTGTATTTTTTTCGTTAGATAATCCAATTGTGTTATAAGAACTATCGCCTACTAGTAACAATGCTTTGCCATCTGTAACGACTGGATTTCCGTTAACATCGTTTAATTCAGGAAAAGGATTCCCTTTTGTTCCCATTGTGCCAACATGACTATTGCCATTCCAGAACTCCATACCTTTTTTGGTCAATTCCATGATTTTTGTCTTTTCATTCCAAATTTGCAAAGCACCAGATACTAGTTTAAGCACATCTCCAGTTGCTTTATTGAAACTTGTTTGTAAAACATTCACGTCAATAATCCCTACTTTAATAAAGTTAGCCACTATTTCACCTTTAGATGTCATAGCAATTCCAAAAGGCCCGTTAACGCCATTATCGGAATAACCTAAACCGTTTAAATTCCAACGCCACACACGTTTTGCAGTTGCAACTTTATTTGTATCCATGATAAGAATTTCAGACGGCGCTTTTTCTGGACGAAAAACGACATGTCCACCACTGTTTCCAGTAATCCATGCCGTTGCATTCAAAACATTTTGTACTAATGTTTCCGTTCTATTGTCAATTTTTCGTTTCAATTCTTGGGTTTGATTATTTGCGGTTGAAGTGTAGAGCGATAAATCATTTCCCAAAACAATATCTTTGAATTTGCCTAAAGTTGGGAACCAAGTATATTCAACCATACGTTCTGTTACTTCAATATCAACTTCTTTTGCTCTGACATGCGCTACATCGCCGAAATGCAAAGAAGAAAGCTCTTCATAAATATCTTCATACTCCAAGGTGTGTTCTAATGCTACCATGCTAACAGTATGCGTAACTTTCGGTTCATGAATACGATCCTTATCAAACAATGACTGGCCCCATTTTTTTAGCTCATCAGTCGTCTTACATTCCGAATTTTCACGTTTTCCAATTCTTCGGTTACTATCATTTACACCAGCAATTTCTAAAAAGCCATACGTGATTGGCTCTTTATCTTGGTCATAATCATTGTCTGGCACGCCACCGATAAGAAAGAGACTATTTATAATTGATTCGTCGTCAAAATCCTCATCTATAGCTTCCAAATTAACCCCAAAATCAATTCTAAAGCCATTGTCCGATCCAATTTGTTTAACCAGTTTCAAATTAAAGTTGTCCATCTCTAATTCTCCACCAGTAACACCTGTTAAATTTTGGTTACCATTGTTAGAACCAATGATTGCATCGATTGGGCCAACTTGTTTCGCCGTAAACTGATGTGTAGTACCGACATTCGACAAATAATTAAACCGTTGCTTAAACGTTAATGCAGCCTTTAAATTGTTCATGATTTGCGTGCCATTTCCGTTAGCGGTGAATGAATTAATAATGAAATTCTTATTTGCCATAAAACCAATGTGTCTTGCTGTCACTGAAACTGACTGCAGATTTTTTTTAATATTGTAAATCTCAAAATATTGATATGACCCATCTTCAACTTGTGCCTTTAAAAAGTTTCCCTTTTTTAAGTACGAGCGATATTGGCCATCTCTTGCATAGTTACCATAGAATCGATACGCACCATTTAACACACGGTTAATTTCTGGTAAATCTTGCCAATCTGGCAAAGCCATTCCGTTATCATTTAAATTTTCAGGAATAGCCGTATATGCATAAATAAAATTTTGTGTCATAAATACGCGCTCCTATTCCAAAACTTAGCTTCTGTGAAATTTCCTGATATGTTTAATGTGTTTTGACCAGGATTCGTTTTTATCCAACTACCACGAGTAAATAGTGGTAGCCCTTCTTGTATCACTTTCCCTTTTTCGTTATCAATAGTGACGATTCCTGTTTGTGTACGTAAAATCGTTAGTGAATTACTACCAACGCTTAACGTAATATCGCCGCCTTTTGAATCAATCTCGATATAAGGAAATGCTGATTCGTCACCGTGATCAGTGATTTCAACTGTTTTTGTTTTAATTAGTACAGGCTGTTCATTTACTTTTCTCTTGAAAGGTTGGCATCTAAATTCAATGTTAAAGGTATAAAAAACACCCCATTCATTTTTGAATGAGATTGGCTTGCTTATTGCACAAATAGCATCTAAATATTTGTCCTCGTTATTATGAGTGATAAGCTTGCTTTTACCAGTTAACCAACGCTTGACTTCTTTTAAGTTCTCATAAGGAATAGTTACGTCCTCAATTTCATAATCAAAAGGTTCATAGTCGTTGAATGTTTCATTAAATTCACCACTTCTACCAACGATGGAATACGTATCATATCGCTTGTTTGGTAAAATGTCTGGCAGTTCATTTTCAATGATACATCCCATATCACGAACTGCATTCAAACCTTTCCAAATGAAATTAGGTTCATCGCGATTCATAAAAATCATGTTGGCACACCCCCTAAGTCATAGAAAGCTTGCGCACTTGCTTTATATAGTTTGCGATTCATCCGATCTAACTCGCTTGGATTATTTGCATCCACTTGGCCAAAATAAACATGTTGTTCGATTGTTTTGCCTTGATCCAAAGCACCACCAATTCCACGAGCTTTTTCATCTTGTGAAAGTGGTGTGACTGTAGTCTTGCCATTTTTTGCTGTTAATAATTCAGGACCAGCTTCACCAACAATGGCTTGGCCATTGATCATATGACCGCCTTCAGCTAAATAAGGTATTTTCGCAATACTAAATCCTTTGCCACCAACTCCAGGTACCCATTTTGGTATTTTGATATTGTTTAAACCACCTAAAAAACCATTAATTAGAGTAATCATGGCATTAATTGGTGCTTTGGCTACTGCAGCGATACCTTCAAAAATTCCACCAAAAATATCAACAACACCTTGCCACGCTCTTGACCAATCACCTGTAAACACTCCTGTAACGAAATCTATGATGCCGCCAAAAATTCTTGTAATCGCGTTGACGTAATCACTAATGATTTTTACAGCACCATCCATAGCGCCGCCAATAAAGCCTGTGATGAAATCAAAAGTAGATTTTGTTGTATCTGCTAAAACTTTGAATACACCAACCACTATATCTTTGATCACATTAAAGGACGTATTGATAAAATCTCTAAACCAGCCTACTTTGTTGTAAGCAATCACAATTCCAGCAACAAAAGCAGCTAGTGCAGCAATTACAATCCCAATAGGTGAAGCAATAAAGGCAATTACTGGAATCAAACTACTAATGGAACTAGCAAGTGTTCCTAAAACCACCAAGACTGGCCCAATAGCAGCGACAACTCCTGCAATGGTAATAATTGTTTGCTTTTGATTGTCGGTCAGTCCACTAAACCACGTTGAAACCTTTTGAATCGCATTGCTTGCTGCTTCAAAAGCAGGAAGAAGTGCAATTTGCACTTGCTCGCCAAGTTCGCCCATTGCAATTTTAAATTGATTCTGCGCAATTTTCGCTTGGTCGATTGGATCCAAAATATCATTAAATGTTTGATCCACGGTGCCAGCCGCATTTTTAGCTGAATCTGCTAAACCATCCATTGATAATGCACCACTATCAATTGCTTCTACCATTTTTGATGCAGCTTTAGTTCCGAATACTTCACTAGCAATAGTAAGTTTTTCTTGTTCCGTTGTTGCACCTTTGATTGATTCAATTGTTCCACTTAAGCCATCCTGCATAGTTTTGTTATCCTTTGCATAAACGACACTAGCTTTCGCTAAATACCCAAGCGTTCCTGCCGAATCTATCCCAGCTTTTTCCATTTGACCTATTAACGTAGTTGATTCAGAAAAACCAAGTCCCATAGCTTTGAGTTGGGGCGCGCCTCTATTCACTGCATCAAATAACTGATCTACCCCTACTCCAGTATCTTGGCTAGTTTTAGATACTGAATCCAAAATCATTGGCAAGTCCTCAATAGACAACCTAAAAAGGTCCATTGATTTTTTCGCATTGATAGTTGATTGAGAAACATCTGATCCATTAATTTCTGAAAACTTAAGCATTAGTCCTGTGGTGTCTTCTAATTGCTTATCCATCAAGCCAAATTGTGTATTCACTTCACCAATCCCAGTTGATATATTTTCCATATCTGTTGGAATTTGGCCAGCTACTGTTTTGAAGCTGTCTTGCAATGATTCTAGTTGCTCTCCTGTAGCACCAGTGGCAGTTGTGATACTGTCCAAACTGTCATCTAATTCTTTAAATGCAGCAATAGAAGCAGCACCAATTCCCATGATTGGCGCTGTTAAACCAACAGTCATCTTCTTACCGACAGATTTCATCTTGTCCCCAGCTTTTTCTATCTTAGCTAGCTTTTCAGCAGTCTTAACAGACAAGTCACCTTGTTCTTTCAAGGCTTCGTTGGTACTTTCTAATGCAGATCGTAATTTATTTTCACCTGTTTCTGATTCCAACAAGCGTTTGTAAAGCTTTTGTGATTGCTCTGAATATTCACCAGTTTCTTTAACTGATTTTTCGTATTCCTCACGCAATAATTTGGTTCTTTGTTCGGCTAAAGATAATTGCTTTTCAAGCTTTTTCTTAGTTGCCGTTAATTTTTCTGTTTGTGTTGCATCTTTATCCATAGCGGATACCTGGTTTTTGTACTCGGTAGCCGCTAAGTTCATTTCTTTGTTGATATCTTTGATTGTTCGAGAATAATTGACTTCTCCGTTTGTCTTAAAATTTAAGACAACATCAGATTCTTTCTTTGACACGTTAGCGCTCCTTTCCTACCACCAAGGACTTTTATCCATAGTCACACTTGCAGGTGGTTCAAACTCCGTATTACTCGTTAACCACTGTATGTATGACTTAAGCCACAAGTTCGGTGTTGATTTCAAAAAGAAACCCTCACTCCATCCTAAAAGAGTAAGGGCGACGTATAAGTAAAAAGCCCAAGGCGTTCCTACTTCCGTTTGTGTTTTTTCTTTTTGTTTTTCTTTTGTTGCGGAGTTTGATAATCTTGTGGCTTCTTGGATTTTTTTACATCATCAACTTGAAAATTCTGTTCTGTGAATACCTCCATGCAGGCCCCATAAACTTCAACAATCGTAGAATTCATTCCTAAGAATTTAAAAATTGTTTCTGGTGTTTCGTCTAATCCTCCAGTTTTTAACATGCCATAAATTAAAGCACGCATAATCTTTAAATCTGAAGCAGATAAATCTTTTGAAGAGATACGTCCACCACTCTTGTTTAGCATTGCGTTCATATCTTCTTCAAATTTTGAATAGTCGTCATCATAAATATCCGCAATATGCTCCATGGTTTCCATGGTTAACAAGATTGGGAACTGATGACCTTTAATTGTGACAGTTGGTGTATCTGAAACGACAATCCCATAATCAGCTAACTTTGCCATTATTCACCGCCACCCCCAGATGTTGATGGAGTTACTAATTTTTTCCATTGTTCTTCATCGTAAATAGGTTGTGCAATGAATTTTTCAAAGTCACCTGGTTTTGCACTTAATCGGTTAGAATCGAAACTTGCATACATAACGTTGTTATACTTCAAACCGTTAGCAACAAAATTAGCAGTTACATCGTCAATTTTTGTGTCATCTTCTGCAGTTGCATATTCTTCATCAATGACATTGGATAATTGTGTTTTTGGATACCAAACTGCTTTTTTTCCTCCCCCTTCAATATTTCCAATGAATCCAAATGCAAAGTAAGGAAATTCACGTGCCGTATTTTTTCCAAACGTAACGCCTGATTCTGCAAGCAAACCTTTTATCTCATCCATTACTTCGATAGGAATCCCCACATGATCCAATCCAATCTCGTGTTCTGTCTCGCGACTTACACGGCGAAACATTTTACTTGATGCCCATTTAACTAGCGCTGAGCCATTTCCCTTAATGGCAAGTTTTGTTGCAATAGCCAGTCTAATTACTTCACTATAAGTTGGTGCCACCCCAACTTCATCAGGCGTTGCCATCATGGCAATTAAGATGTCATCTAGCCCTTCAAAATAATACACATCTTGTTTTCCCAAATTACTCATCCTTCCCATAAATCTAATATTTGTTGTGTCATGATTTTTTCAATCTGATCTTTATTTTGTTCAAACGTACCACTAGCAAAATGCTGGGCTTTTTGGTTAACAGAACCGTTTTCGGCAAATCGCCAATAATATGCAGTTTCTTCAAAAACCACTTGAACTCTATCCTCTTCTATAACGACTTTTACTTGATCAGCCATATGCTTTTTCTTTAATAGCGATCTAGGTATTTGAGGTAATAACTGCTCTACAAAAAAACTCGCAGCATCTGTTAATGATTCTAAAGACAATTTTGTAGGGTCTACCTGTGCAAGAGTTCCCAAATAGTCTGCCATATCTGCAAACCCATTATTATTGGCCATCTTCTAAACACCTTATATACGTATAAAAATTCGTCACTGTATCATCGTTTTCATCACCCTGAATACCTACAAAATCAGTATAAGGAATACCAGCGTTTTCCAACGCATTTTCTAAATCCGTCAAATCTTTTTCTGTACCTGTTGTAAAGAAAGAAATTTGATAATATGGCAATCGCCTATGAACTTTAGAGGAAGCCATCTTTTTACCTTTGCTAACATTGGAATACACAATATATGGATAGTCCGTTCCTTTTTCCGCTTTATCACGTGTCACAGGTACACCTACTGTTTTTAGTGTTGCCCTTAATTTTTCAAAACTAATCGACATAAACCAAACTCAACTCCATTTCTCGTTTATCCATATCCGTATAAATACGAGTGATTTTATAGGTCACAGAATCGATTCTAACGGCACTAAACTTTTCAGTGATGGATTTATCCAATCTCACTTTAATTCGTCTAACAACGTCCGTTTTCGCTTGCTGTGAAAGATATTTTTCTTGTGCAGTCACACCAATATCTTCGTAGAACAGATTTCTTTTCGATTTATAAACTGTAACTGGCCTATCGTTTAAATCAAGCGCTACTTCAATATTCAACAATTCAGCTTTCCAACGTAGATTATTGGTTTGTCTCTTCGGCATGTTGAATCACTCCTTGAATAATAAATGGTGTGATTGCATTTATTGCCTTATCTAATTCATCTTCTGAAATACGATACTCGTAGGCGATTCCCGCAACCATTAAAATTAAGTATTCTTCTTGTCCTCCAGTTGCAGTTTTTACATAATTTCTTGCCATATTTAAATAAATAGAGAGCATAGAAGTATCCATGCCCTCTTCAAAATGAATATGTGCTTTAAATTTTTCTTCTAAAGATAATTCTTTTACCATTTTAGCTCTCCTTACGGATTAGGAATTACACCTAATTCAAGCTTATACATCGTAGGTTCTAAAGGACTATAAATTAACTGACCATCTAACAAATTATAAATCTTAATTCCAATATGATTTGTGTCTGAATATTTTTCCACTAAAGTTTGGGTTTCTAACGCACCTTCAACCTCTTGCATATGGAAAGACTTAGGATCGCCAAAATAAAAAATAGGCGTGTCAGTATCATCTGCTGATTTATCTGCAAACTCAGTGACAGTGACTGGGTAATTTAATAATTTACCATCAATTCCATCTTTTAATTGGTCCATAGGGCTGTATAGAGGACGCCCTTCATTGTCCTTCATTTTTTCAACAATAGATAATGCAGCATCATTCAAATACCACTTGCTCACACGGCGAACTGATGCTTTCACTGCGTTTTTAAGATCAACTAACGCATCAAACATTTCTGGACCGTTTTCTCCTGTGATAGCAACTACTTTTGGCGTTCCGTTGTCATCTACAGTTTTAGTAGCAAACACTTGCACCGCTTTCTTACTCAAAGCTCCATCATTAGTATTCTCAGGATCATCACCTCGGAAACAGTAAATCCCTTCTTGTTCAGCATATGCCTTGCCTAATTCTTCCATTACAATATCTTCAATAGCTAAGTCGGAACGTTTGATTAGTTTTTTAGTAATTAATGCTAAAGCATCAAATTCTGCAGGACTTAAAATGATTTCATCTAATTCAATTGTAGAGTCCTTAATTGGATCGTTCGTACCACGTTCTTTTTTGTGTCCATATGCTTTTGCTTTTTTTACCAACACTGGGAATCCTAATTGAGATTTAGTTGGATGCATTGATCCATCTGTACGCAAAGGATTAATTTCTTGAGCATAAGAAATAACTTCAGGTACTAATTCTTTAGGTACCGTAACTCCACCATTCCCTGTAACAATACCTAATGCACGTGCTTCTGACACATTTAACTGACCAATAACATATTTAGCGAAACCTTTACGTACTTGCTGAATTCTTTTTTTGTTATTTAAATTTGATCGTTGTTTCATACCGTTGCGGATAGAACCAAGCAATCCATTTCGTTGTTCTTGGCTAATCATTCCTGAACGATTTTCTTCTTCAACTTCAGTAGAACGGCCTTCACCATCTGTATCTGTTGCTGCAGCTACTGTTGTATCACTATTTTCTGAATCATTATTTTCATCACTTGATTCTTCATCCGTTGATACTTCATCTAGTTCTTCTTTGATACCTTTTAATTCATCAATTAAACCATCAATTTCTTCATTAATTGAATCCAAATCCGCTTCGCGTACTTCTCCTGATTCAATTTGCCCTTTTAAATCACTTAATCGTTGCTCGTGGCGAGCTTGTAATTGACGTAATAATTTTTTGTTCATGTTTTTTCCTCCTACGCTTCAAGCGCTGTTTTGATTTTTTTAATTAAATTTTTTCTAGTTTTAATATCTTGCTTCATTTCTTGTTTGTTTCTCGATAACGTTGCTTCGGTATCTTCGTAAGCAGGTAATGAAACAATAGAAACTTCATACAATTCGACTTCATTTATGGTTCTTAGTACTGGTTCGGAATTATAATCCCAAGTTTCTTCCGTAGGATAAAACCCAAAACTGCACTGATTGATATCGCCACGTGTCATCGATTGAATCAAATCATTTGCGATTGTTGTGTTTGGCAACTCAACTTCAAATCGTAGTCCCTTATCATCTTCTTCAAGTTTCAAAGTTCCGCTTTTTGTACGCCCTAGTACTTTGCCCCAATCATGATCAAATAAACAACGTACGTCTGAGTTTGCTAAAGCACGGCTAAAGGCCCCTGGCTTAATTACTTCATTCAGCCCATCCCATAACTCTGTCGGGCTATTAAATACGGCTGCATAGCCAGTAACAATCTGTGTTTGACTATCTTCTTCACTTCTTGTGGTGAGGTTAGTGATGTCAAATGTCCGAATTTCCTGTTTCTTCATTCTTATCACCTCCCTTCAAGTCATCCTCTGTTGTCAACGAGTTATCTGTAGCATTCTTCTTGCCAATTTCTGTTAGATCATTTGAAATATATACAGCTTGTGTTGCCGCAGTATTTTGTTTAGGAAAACCAAGCATTTCTGCTACATTGTCAGGACTTGTAATACCAGTTCGCACAATGTTATATCCGATATTTGTCTTGGTAGAATACGGTACAAAATCTAAAATATTAATTTTCCATTCCACTCGATAGCCAGAATTAGGCGTAAAAAAAAGAGCTGAGTAATGCTCGCTCTTGTTCTTTAGTATTGGTTTAATTGCTTTATTGTGAAGATACATCATCGCTTTTTCAATATCTGATTTCATTAATGCTTGATAGGTATTTACATCTATTCCTAAAAATTTCCCTAAGTCTTTTTTATAAACACCTAAATAATTAAGAATAGCGGAATCATCCACAGGACTTTTTAAAGTATCAATGGAATAACCTTTTCCAAGAGGAATCATTTTAACTGAATGATTACTATCGTCCTGAACACCTTCCAGCTGATCTAAAATAGCTTTTACAATTTTTTGTTGGGCGCTGTTATTGGGATTAATGTGAGCATCCAGCTTTAATAAGAAAGCAAGTAAACCGCCTTTAGTATATTTATCTGTCAAAACTTTTTCAGCGCTTAGAACGCCTTCTAGTGTGCTTTTTGCAAGATCGATAATTCCAGCACCTTTTAAGGAATCAACACCAATATTTTTTATATGACGAATCATGTTTCCTGGTATTGGCTGACCATTCATTGAAAATTTTTCAATTAAACGATCATCAATGGTTGTTTGTACGCCGTAACCTAAATGCAGTTGATCATTATCAGTAATTGGAAAAGCTTCCCCATTAATTAGCAATGTGTTTGTTTCTAGTTTTGCAAATTCAAAACCAGTTAGATAATTGTTCGGTTTTCTTAATATATTTAACAAGAAATGATTTTTCACTTCTTCGCCATCAGGACCAATCACTACTGGTTCAGCTAACGCAACTTGATTTGAAATATCTTGTACCAGCTCATACACATCGGACGACTCCATGATTGATGAATCATTAACATAACGTTGCGAATATCTTGTTGTATTTCCATAGATATCTTCAATCCATCCACGTTTTTCTAAAAATCCATATACTGCATTTGAAAATCTATCTCTTAACTTCAATTTTTCACCACCTTTCTATTATCGATAGATAGAATCTAAATAATCGTCCATGTCGTCCTCATTCACATCAATCATTTGATCCATTGTTTCTTTATGCGCACAAAGAAAAGCAACAAATCCATCGATCTTTCTCTTTGACTGGTAACAAGTCTAAAATTTGTTTCCATTTAGCTGGTAATAGTTTTATACGATTATCTATTTGTCTTAATAGTTTGTTTCGGTCATTAATCCAGTAATTATCTTCCTTGTGGAAAATTGAACCATTGAAAAATTTCACTTGGAATTCTTGGGCCAATGCTTCACTCGTTATGATCATGTCTTTTGGGTCGAGATATAATTGTTCACGAATTTCTTTCTCACTAACCGAATTGACCAATGCATGAATATCAGTTGCTGGCAGTGATTCTTCATAAACATCGTCATTGATAAACTCGGCAATCTTTGTCAATGTATCATAATCAAGTTCGTACATTTCACGCACTGCCATTAAATGAGAATAGAGCGAACTATTTCTTGCTCCTTCTTTCATGCCAGCAAGTACATTTTTAACTTTCACTGGTAATAATTCGAGTGGCAAAGCAGGTAAATCATCAAACATTTCAAATGTGCCGTGCATTTTTCTAAGTTGGCCGTTTTGTTTAATGGTCGCTGTTGATTTATTGCCTGTTTTGTAATCAACTTGCGCACCTGAAACCGTTAATTTCTTGGTCCAGTTTTTTAATAGAATTTTATGGCCATTAATTTGGACAGGTCGTTTATAGTAAAGGTGAATACCACGCTTGGTTTCAAAAGCCATGGTTGGATATTTTTCTAATAACTTACGGCCAATCTCTGGGAATTCATCAAAATCAACCACAACTGTTTCTTTGTTTAACAAAATAGCTGCATTATCTAATTTTGATAAATCAGTATAGAAATCATCCAAACTTTTTTGGTTTGGCTTTTTCTCCCCTGGGCTTAATTTTATAAAATTTAACACACTATTTTTTCACCTGCCTTTTTATGGTATTATTTACTTAATTAAATAATGTTAGGAGTTTTTTTATGAGATACGAAGTCAAGATTGATTTAAACATTTCAAAGGAACTAAAATTTAACGATGGAACAAGAATTGTCTATAAGTTATTTAAAATTGAAAATGGCTACCAAATGTCCATTGAAGAAACGACAAACAAATACTTTCCAGATAGCATTAAGACAGGCGCACCAATCTTATTTGATGGTATAGGCGACGGTTTTGAGTTTGGAGACGATTCCTTATACCTCATTAACTAAAATGTAAGATGCTCAATTTGTTTAATGTACCATTGAACATCAATATCTTTTTTTGTGGCCACACTCGAAGATAAAAATTTATCTGGTGATCCAGGTAATTTCGAGTGTAGGTCTTTTTTTACTTGAAAAACGCCACCACAACTTTTGTTCGTGGTTGCAATTCCACACACTGTATTATTTATTCGTTTGTATGTTTGATTTATTCTTTGTTCGATGTGTTCAAAATCGCCTTGTAATTTACCAATATAATAAAAATCTTCAATATCACCATTTTTGAATTGCTTAATAACAAAATCTTGTGGTTTGATGTTAGCAACTACATTTGCAAACACACCAGCACTGACAATTGGCATATTATTAGATAAATAAGTAGGTGGTGCAAATATGCCTTTCCGAATAAAATCACCATCAGTTGTTTGAAACACATAATCATTAACCGTCTTTTGCCATACCTGTTTTATTGATGTGATAGATACATTCACATGTAATTGTTCACACCAACGATTTAATAAATCCCGAATCACTGGCACCATGATTGGATTTATCTTTACAAGAATGCCGTCAGTGTTTGTTTGAATTAATTCTTCTATGAATTGTTCTAAAACCAAAATCAAATGTGTAATGATTAATTGCCCACTGACCGTTACTGAAAAAAACTTTTGCGGATCATACATAGCTGAATATGGATTATTCATTGAGCCATTCACTGAATTAATTAACGTTTTGTAAGTTAATTTCTCTGTTTGGACCTTTTTATCATATAAATCAGAAAAAGCACTAGGATTTTTTATACTCCTACTTAAAAAATTATTATTCAAAATAATAGTTGGAAAGAACTGCTTCACATCTATAAGTAGAAAATATCCGTTTCCTTTGTATTTTTCTTTTGCTGCATGTAAGCCACCAAAACCATAGACATGCGTTAAACCTGCTAATGTCATTTTGAACTTTTCCGTTTTGAGTTTTTCCTCTAGCGTATTCTTATAGCTATTTTTTATTGATTCATAGAAATTTAACACGCGGTCAGGTAGTTCATGCTTAGGCACATTTTTATCGATATCAAAAAATAAAATATTTGGCCGCTTTGGCATTTTTTTAGCTTGTAAAATTTCTGCAGCTAAATTCGCACGTGTTTTTGTCACAGATCGTGGTGATAAATTAAATTCTTTGACTATCTCGAATTTTGTTTCTAAATATTCTTCACGTTCTTCAAAAATCTTTTCGCATACGCCAATTCGTTTCTTACAAAATTCTTCTAACGTTTGCGCTGAAATATCCATACGTAGGTTAAACGCTATTTCTTCGATAGTACAATTCCTAGCTTCTTGACTTAAATCTATACAAAGTTGTTTCTGTAAAAATGAACTTTTTCCATCAGTTAAAATTTTGGCCAAGAATTTGTCTGTGCCACGATGGTTGCCATAGCTAACAAGATAAGTGACAGATGAAAGAGCCTGTGTTAGACTCTTTCTGTCATTTGCGGTCGTGTACGTGTTATCTGTTTTGAAAACTGCTAGCCAATCATTTTTATTTTGGTACAACCAGTAAAAAGTAAACATTGGCCAGACCCCTTTCTAATTAAAATTACAACATCAAATCTCCAAGAAAAGCTTTTTTCATTTCTTTATAGATGATCAGTTCATTTTCTGCCGTCGCTATTTCATCCGTGATATGATCAATCATCCGAACAAAGGCTTTTTGGGTTTCTCGATTGAATAACTCTATTGGAAAATTACCAATTTCCTTTTCTTGTATATTGATACCTGTTGCATACTTTGCAATAAATTTGTCTACATTTCTTTGTAGAATTAAATTAAAATACTTAGGCTCAATTCCATTTTGAGGAATGATCACAACTTCCTTTGTTGGTACTTCCCTAGGATATTCTAGAAAATCTATTTGGCCTTTCGTAGCCGATATTTGAATGGTTGATGTTCCAGCAGGATAAATGTATCCTGCTTTTGCCCTTCCAAATTCTGCAACATCTTCTAATTTGACACATTCAAAGTTATCAAAATCAATCATAATAGGCTCAATTGCTCCCCTTCCGTCGGTTCTGCTCTCTTTATTCGTCGTTTCGGTTTTTGATTATCCTTATACCCAACATGTTCCGAAAAGAATGAAGCAAACTCTTTTATTTGTCTATCAGCTTCTGGCGTAGTTCCGACTAAATCATTCATCATTTTGGCTAGTTCGATATTATTTTTTGCAATCTCTTGCTCTGTTTGTTTCATTTCTGCCATTATTTCAGATAATGACTTTACAGGTTCTGGTTCAAAAGTATCAATATAACGTGGTATGTTTAGATTAAAGTCATTTTCTTTCAATTCTTCGATAGTAACTACACTGCTAAACTTATCAACTGCTTTTCTTGATTGGAACACTTCTAAAATTTTAGCAACATGTTCGTCTTCTAAAACATTCCAAGCCTTTTCCTTTTTAAATTCCTTGCTGGCATCAATGAATAAAATATCTTTATTCAATCGGTTCTTTTTTAAAACTAGAAGAACCGTCGGAATATCAGTATTCATAAATGCTTTTGCAGGTAGTCCAATAACGGCATCTAGCAGATTCTTCTCAATAAGTTTCTTGCGAATCTTTTCTTCTGCAGAACCTCGAAACAAAACTCCGTGCGGTAAAATAATAGACATTATGCCATTATCTTCCAATTGGTGTACACCCTGTAGTAGAAATGCGTAATCTGATTTTGATTTAGGAGCTAAGACACCATAATCCGAAAAACGCTCTTGCTCTAAATACTCTTTTAATGGATTCCAAGGGAGCGAGTAAGGTGGATTCATGATGACCGTTTCCGATTTATTCGTTGGTACTTCGTCAACAATTTCAATAGAGCTAAACTCAGTTGATTTTGTTAATTTGTATATTGCTTTAAACTCACGACTTATTGAATCACCATGCAGAATTACGGCATTTATATTTCTGATTGCTAAATTAAACAAGAGAAATGGCAATGCACGATCTGAAAACTCCTCACAATAAAACTGTGCATCAGGATTTTCTGCATATCGTTTAATTGTTAAACCGCCAGTTCCTGCACAGATGTCTGCATTGGAACGAGTTGCCCCAAGAACTCCACTGGCAACTCGAATGATTCCATCTGGTGTAAAATCTTGTTTCTTGCCTTTTCGATCTGAATGTTCCGCTTGAAAATATTCTGTGAACCAATCAAATGACAGGTCTTGTTCTTCTTTTAAAAAGTTGGTAAATAGTAGTTCTCGTTCGCTTTGACTACTTAATATTTCAATCAATTTATAAGAAGCATGAAAGCTTTCATCAACACCTAGCAATTCATTTATTTTTTCTGTTGTTAGTTTCATCGTTTTAAGGAGCAAAAAGCTTTTTATGCGGCCGCAAATCTCCGCTCCTTTCTAATTTTTAATATGGCAAATCTTCATCAGAAATATCAATAACATCAGTGGTTTCTGGTTCATCTTCATACGCAACAAAATCATAATTTTTATATGGTTTTGACGGGTCTTTTTTATTTGGTGATGAGGATACCACTAAAATATATTGGCTGCCAATTACATCTTGAAAGGCTGTTGCAAGTGTTTCTTCATCTTCCCAATCATCATCGGTCAATTGTAAACCAACAACGCTCGCTAATTTTCCTACTAGTTTAATGTTTTTGTTTAACACAAAAGATGGCACTGCGCTTTCATCAAATCCTAAACTGATAAATTCTTTTCGTCCTGCAGCTTCTCCAACAGTTACTTCATTAGTGAAAGACAAAGCTTCCCAACCGCTGCTAAATACTTTGTGTTCTACTTTTTCCAACGTTACATCATATTCACCGTCAGATAGTCCTTCGAATCCACCTGCGTTTGGATCATCTGTTTTTGGATCGAATCCTGCTAATACTTCATTTGCTAAATCTTTTAATCCCATGTTAAATTCCTCTTTTCAATATATTTTTAGTTTTATTTTTTTGTTGTTTTTTAGATTTTTGGTTTGATACGGCGTTGAACAGTCGCTGTTTTTGCTGGTTCCACTTTAGATGCCGTTTGATTAACTGGTGCTGTCGTTTTTGCCTTACGTTTAGTTGGCTTAGTTTCGCTAACTTCTTCAGTTGCTTTTTCACTGGGTGTATCTTCATCCGTTGGTTTTAACACATCTTCATTTTGTTCCAATTGCTTCACAATTTCATTCTGCTGTTTCTTCGTTGTTTTCGGTGTTCGTCCAAAAACACCTGTGATTGTGTCTAAAATAGCTAAAATGGTTTTGTCATCTACTTGATCACGCATATAGTCTTTACGGCGTGCCTTTGCAACTCTAATATAGTTCTTCCCAACTTTTTTACATTGAATAGACAAATCACAGTTACCATTTACGATGTTTTGATGTTTTTCTTTCAATGAAGGAATTTCTATTTCAGTTGTCCCTTCAAGTTTTGTTGCATTTCTTGAAATATAAATCACGTTCATTGGTAAAGATTTTAATTCAATCACTAGCTGTTGAAAAATGTTAGTAAATGCTGCATAGCCTTTTCCGTAAGGAATATCACCTAAAGTTTCAACGCCTTCTTTGTCACAGATGTATTGCTCAATCATTACTACAATGTCGTCGATTACATCAAGAACTACTGTTTCATAAGTGTGTTTTTCTGTTTGTAATGCAGTAATCAATTTATCTAACTGATCAATCACTGAACGCTTGATCTTACCATTCGTGTCTTTAATATTTCTAAGCTGAACCGAAGGAACGGTGTTTGCTTCTGCATTTCCATCAGTGTTAAAAATGACTGGGTTTGGAAATTGTGAAGCTAGAAAAGATTTTCCGCCCATAGTAGGACCCCAGATAAAATAATTACGTGGTGTATCTTTTGGTGTTTGTGGTTTATTTTCTGGTAGAATACTCATGCTAAAAATCCTCCTTCAACAATTTCTTTGCTACGAGCAAATTCTTCGGTTACTTGTGCTTCATAGTAATCCCCAAAATCTTTATGATTTTTAGAAACGATGTTTTGTTTAATCACTGATCCTTCTGTTTCATTAATCATTTTTTGAATCTCTTCTTCGGCTTCTTTTCGTGTAGTTGCATAAAATTTTCGCGTGTTTTGTAATTTTCTAATCATGTTATTTTCCCTCTTTGCTTTCTGTAATTTTTATAGAACCTTTAACAGGTGATTCTTTTAAATACTGGCTGTAAATGTCAGGTAGTTCTTTTTTTAGTTTCGTGCTATCTACCGATTTACGAGTGGTCGGTAGAATACGAGTAATTACAATGTCACCTGTATCAATCTTTTTAATATCTTGTTCTTCCATTTTTTGGTAAAGAAGTTCGCGGAACTCTTTTTGTTGTTCTTTTAATTGCTTAACTTTCTTGTTAAAGTCCAACAATTCAAGTTCAAAGCGTTCTACACGTGCAACTAATTTATTTACATCATTCCCGACAGAATAATATTCAGTTTCAGTCATATCAGGTTTTTCTTTTAAATATTCTACACGGATCCAAAAAGTTTCGATTGCATCCAGAATCTTTTCAATTTGTCCTTCATCACGTTCAATTTCTTTAATTTTTAATAATGAAGAATCAAATTCTAAATCAAAATCAGATGGTCTTTGATACATGGCCAACCAACCATAATCGCACCCTGTTTGATAAAAATAAAGCTGCATTTGTGCTTCATAAACAGCAATTGTTGGTTTTGTTCCATGAGTTTTAATCTCTAACAAAATTTCATTTTCGTTATCAATACCATCAACATTTGAACGAATAAAGTCATCCTTATCTATAAATGTTTCTGGATGAAAATTTAAGCTATTCATGGTATTAATGTATTCACGTATAGTTGGTTCCATTTTGTTACCAAAGTTTATATACGGATTGCTAATTTGTTCTGGTACTACAATGCCAGCTTTTTCTTTGGCCAATTCAAATTGTGTTTTATATTTTGAAAGACCAAGAATGACTGGTACATCTGAACCACCGACATATTGTGTACGTTTTTCAGTTACATTTTTATCTTGTTTCTGCACACCAAACATGCTATTCCTCCTCAACAAAATCAACATTTCCTAAAATTTCCAATTCTCCATCTGGGTAAACATCTAACCAATCATGAGCACCAATAAAATTATTAAAGGCATTCAAACCTTTTGTTTTATGATGGTGATTTACTCCAAATCCTACTAATAAAATTTCACCTCGTGACGTTCTAACAACGTCATGATATTTAATTACTTTACCGTTTTTATCCGTTACTTCTTTTACACAGTTTTTATAATTTCCATAACTCATTTTACTCATCCCCTACTCACTTCCCATTCTTGTAGTCATATACAATTCTTCTGAAAAATCTTCTTTGTTTTCTAAGGCTTGGTAAACGGCTTGCTCAATTGTCTGTTGCGTTATAAAACGATAAACCGTTACTTTCTTAGTTTGGCCATTACGATAAGCTCGGCCCAGCGCTTGGCTATAATCTTGATAAGAATAAGTTGGTGTATAGAAAATAACTGTATTCGCGTATTGCAGTTCAATTCCTGCGCTACCAGCCATATATTGAACAAAAGTGACACTATTCTTCAACGATTTCCAAGACTGCTTAGGCGGCAAATTAGAATGCTTTCCGTTCACTTCAAAAAATGTTTTATTTTTTATTTTTTCCTTCAGTGCTTCAATCTCTTTTTGGTAGTAATAAAAGATAATGATGTTGTTTTCTGTGCCTTCACAAAGCATTTGGGCATAGTCTAATTTATCTTTTTGGTTCGCATAGTATCTCAACCCATGAGCCAATTTAGATGGTGTGTCGTATTCTTCATCACCTAGCACTCTATCTTTGGCCACTGTCATATAGTCTTTACTCTTCTTAAATTTAACATCTTCAAAAATCAATGGTGGCAAGTCTAATGCTTCATCTTTTGATATTGAGATAGTGAAGGAATCATATTTTGAATACAATTTTTCTTCATGAAGCCATCCTTCAATCTTAGGTACTCGTCGTGTACCAAGGTACATCGTCCCCCATTGTGCATGCTGATCATTCATTTCTTTTTTTGATTTGAAATAACCAAACATAATGAAATAGTTGTACGTATCTTCCCATCCATTACTGGCTGGTGTTGCTGTTAAAAGAAGAAAATGACTAGATTGTTTAGTTAACTTCGCAGCTGCTTTCCCACGTTGTGAAGTTGAATTTTTGATGTAATGTGCTTCATCAAAAATGACAAACCAACCTTTATACAGTTTGTAACTATCCGTTAACTTCCCATAACTTAATTCAGTAAATGAAATTTCAATCTTGTAGAAATCACACACGGCCTGTATATCTCTTCGCCAACCACCTTCTTTGATTTTCTGCGGAGGTGCAACAATTAAAATTGGTTCACCACGTCCATATTTCAAATATTGATGAATAGCTGTGATTGTTTTTCCTGTTCCTGTATCCATTGCTAATAGATAATTGGCATCGATTGAATCAATTATTTTCTTTTGAAAGTCATATAACATTTCTTTGTTTGAGCATTGTGGATACATCGTCCACACTTCTTGCGACAATACTTATCCCTCCTGCTTGTTCGATTCTTTTCAGCTTGCTTTTTTGTAACGCACTGACAACTCCGCCACTTGGCCGCTTTACCTCAATAGCAACAAAATAACCATTAACACAAGCCAAGACATCAGGTGTTCCTGCTGGTTGATACATAGAACCATGCACTTTCAAATAATAGGCACCTAAAGAATCGAGATATTTTTTTATCTGGTTTTCAACTTTCTTTTCTGGTCCACTCATTTTGTATGATCCCTTACTTTAAAAATACGCAAAGGTTCTGGATAAATTGATGGATTTAAAGTTTCAAGGTGAGTACCTACACCTTTCTTTTTCGTAGGTATTCTTGATGGAAATTTGTTCTGTAGCTGTTGAAAACACTCTTCTGGGGTACCAACAGCATAAATCTTATGACTGTTGTCACCTTTTACTACAATCATTGACTGTACCTCCTAAAGATAAATTACTGTTCCGCATTCTCTGCATTCGTATGTTTCAAAGCCAATTTCCATTTCTTCTTCACAATTTGGACAGATTGGTAGCATTATTCACAAAACTCCTTTTCCATGTTATTATCTACTTGTATAATTTTTGTTTAGTGGCTTACTTCGTCTGCAAACGAGGTAGGCTTTTTTTGTTTTACTAGATATAACCGATAAGACAATTCATTTTGTCTTTTAATTGCGTCGTACCAATTCTTATTAGATTTACTTCTATCTGGTTTAGTCTTTATTAATCCTTCTTTTCTTAATCTGCATACTTTGGGGAATATCTGAATTTTTGTCCTATTTAATACCTTTGCTAAATACTCCACGTTTTTAACATACCCGTTCTCGTCAAACTTAATTTCTCTTATCAACAGATTAATATCTTCTGTTGTATAAGGACGGGTCCTTTTTGATAAACGTCCTTCTTTAAATAGCTGTGTTAATCTTATTCTAATAGCTTTTTCTGTTCGATTTAACTCTTGAGCAATTACACTTATTGTGCATCCTGATTTGTACATAGAAATAATACGTTTCTCATCCATACGACTGTAAGATGAGGCAGGTGGATTTATTGGATCATCCCAATAAATTTCAAACAGTTTTCCTTTAAGCCGCATACGTCGAATTTTAGAACAAATCTTACTTTTATCGTATTCAATTAACTCGGCTAATTCATGAGCATTACAAACAAACCCTCTATGGTCATACTTAGCATTTTTGATGAGTAGTTTTTCCTCCTCGGAAGTCCATCTTTTGGCCATCACTCAACACCCCACTTCATTGAGCATTTTTTGATAAGCAATTTCGTAACGAGCTAACTCTGCTTGAAAATTCTTCAAAGTGTAAATATCTTGCTTTGCTGGATGTTTTGCACTTTCATGACGTACTGCATCTCTTAACGTTTCAATCTTTTCTCGTACTGCCTCACGTACTAAAAAGGCTTCATTGGCTGTTAACATAGGTTTTTCTCCTTTCAATTGTGGTGGTATAGCTTGTTGTCGGGTTGGTAAAATAGCGCCTGTCCTGCTATCTTGAAATGTTGGTCGTGAGTTCATTTGTTGAATGGTTAATCTATTTATTCGGTTTTCAGCTTCACTTAATCGCTCACTAATTATCCAATTATGGAAACATAAGATAGCTACTGGAATTGCGACTATTCCTATTACGTCGAATACATTCATTTACTTCACCTCACGATTTTGTTTCCTCTTGTAATTTTCACCAGCGTTATCGGCGATCCAACTATTAAATGAACATAATTCAATGACAAGGTTATAAGTCATCAATACTAATGCATAAATCAACAAAATCTTTCCATCTGCTTTTGTGCCAATTAGTAATCCCACTCCAAAGATATATAATCCGTAGGTTAACCTATTTAGGTTTCTGTACATTTTTTTCATTTTGTTTTTTATCGTCCCTTCCTTTAATAGTGTACGTATGCGTGATGCCTGTTTTTCGTGTCATAACGTTACAATATGCTTGACCTAATAAATCAATATTTACTTGATCTGCCATTTTATTCACCTCACTTGATATTTAAGATTTTTTTGATTTTCTGAACTTGCTCTTCTGAACGTCTACGGCCATGAAGAATATCTGACAAGTAAGGACTTGAAATCCCCAGTTGTTTCGCTAGCCAAGATTGGTTTTTGCCTGCACGAATTAGAGCTGCTCTAACATCAATCGCTAAGTCTTGTGACATATTTATTACTCACTCCCTTTTATTTTTAATTTGTAAGCTAAAAAATTAGCTAATTTAATAAAACCTGTTGACACATTTTAACCTATAGATTAAAATGTAATCATAGTTAAATAAGCCTTTTAAAGACTAGTAAATAAACACTATTACCGTTCCCCAACGATTTTTGCATTTTATTTATTGGTTTTATTTGAGAACTTATTAGCTAATAAATTAGCTTACGGACATAGTATATTATTCTAAAGTTTAAAAGTCAACCGTTTTTGATAAAAAAATTAACCTTTAGAATAGAAATAGATCTGTAAAGCTTTAAGGAGCTTTGACATGACAGCATTTGATAGAATAAAAAAAATTACAGACCGTAAAGGTATTTCCATTAATGAGTTAGAAAATCGAGTTGGAATTAGTCAAAATGTATTATATGGATGGAAGAAAAAAACTCCTGGCGGTGAAAATTTGACTAAAGTTGCTAAATATTTAAATATTTCCACTGATTATATTTTAGGAATAGTTGATAATCCAGAACCTTTTGTCGAAAAAAAAACTGATGATTTAGACGATGTACTAGATAACGTCATGAGCTTTGATGGTGAACCACTTGATGATCATGACAGAGAAGTTATTCGTGCTTACTTGAAAGGAAGATTCGGAAAATAATTTAAAGGTTGTGCTATATGAAAAGTATCAAAGAGTTGGTTGAAGAATATAATGTGGAGTTGGTCTTTACTACATTACACAAAAAAGCTTGCTTCGAATCAGAACATGGTGTGATTTTTGTTAATCAAAATTTATCTACTGAAGAACAAGAAGAAGCAATTTATCATGAATTTAAGCACGTGAAAGATCATGCTGATTTGATGGCACTATACAACATCCCTATTTTTAGATCAAAAATGGAAGCAGAAGCTGAACATTATATGTTCGAATGTTTGATTGAAAAAAACGATGGTCAGTTTAATTATTCTAACGTAATTACACATTATAATTTAAAAATGGGGCAAGAAACTTATCTAAAATAAAAAAGCCCGTGCGACAACACGGACTTATACCTCATTTCGAGATTCGCTGATAAAAATATTATAACAGAAATGAGGATTAATTTAAAAATGAAAAAAATAGCAATGTTAGGATTAGTGGTTATTAGTATTATTTCATTAGCTGCGTGTACTGATTCTGAAGAAACTAAGGTTGATTATGACAAGACTAATAATAGTATAGTTGAAACAGATAGTCATGCGAAAGCTGAGTTTGCAACCATCGCTGAAAAACAAATAACTAAAAACTATGCAATTGATAATTTTAAAATTGATTTATCTAGCATCAAAGTTAACCAGTTTCCTGATGAAATTAACGCCGATACTGGTAAAGTATACAAGAATGTTATGAATGGTGGAGGAAAATTCACTTTTCAAGACAAAATTTATGATTTTTCGCTTATTTATTCAAAAAAAGATGAATCGAAATATACTGTTCTTTATTTATATAGCCCATTAGATAAAACAAAAACTATGGAAATACCATTAAAAAGCGACCAATAAATAAAAAATAACGCACCCTCCGACCAAGAAGATGTGCGTTAAAAATAGAACCAAAATAGGCTTATTTTGTTACGCCTATTTTACCAAAAATAATGAGGTGAAACAATGGCAAATGAAATAAAACAAGTTGCATTATACATACGTGTGTCTACAGATCAACAAGCTAAACATGGTGATAGTTTGGATGAACAACAACACACTTTAAATGAATACGTAAGACAACAAGGAAATATGAGAGTATTCAAAACTTATATAGATGATGGCATTTCAGGTCAAAAACTATATCGTGATGAATTTCAAAAATTATTAGATGATGTTAAAAAAGGAAGAATCGATACGATCTTATTTACAAAATTAGATAGATGGTTTAGAAATTTACGTCATTATTTAAATATTCAAGAAATACTAGACAAAAACAATGTTACTTGGTTAGCCGTTACACAACCTTTCTTTAACACAGAAACAGCAATGGGCCGTTCATTTGTAAATCAATCAATGGGTTTTGCTGAGCTTGAAGCACAGATGACTTCTGAAAGAATTCGTGCCGTTTTTGATAATAAAATACGAAAAGGTGAAGTTGTTAGTGGAAAAGTACCGCTTGGTTACGATATCAAAGACAAACATCTTGTTCCGAATGAAAAAGCTGAAATAGTAAAAGAAATTTTCCAGTACTATTTAGAAACTGGCAGCATGCGTGCCACCGTTAGACATTTAGAAAATCATTTCAGCATGACAAGAGATTATCAAAGCGTTCGGCAAATGCTTACTAATAGAAAATACATTGGTGAATTACGAGATAATAAAAATTTTTGTGAACCTATTGTTGATCGTGACGTATTCGAAAGAGTACAATTACAACTTTCAAAAAATATTCGTATGAATAAAAAACGCGACTATATGTTTACTGGATTGTTAGTTTGTAGTGAATGTGGTTGTAATTATTCCGCCACGGCGGTTATTAGCCGATATGTACGCAAAGACGGTACGACAAACCCGAATGAAAGACATTTATATAGATGCACCAAAAACCGTAATAACGTAAAAAAATGTAGTAATAAAAAAGGCATATATGAAACCACACTAGAAAATTTCCTTCTGGAAAATATTGAAAAACAAGCAGAAGAATTGTCTGTAAAAATGCAACAAGAACCCGAAGTAAAAAAAACTAAGAATACTAATGACAAAATAAAAAAGAAAATAGATAGATTAAAAAAAGCTTATCTCAATGAGGTTATAACGTTAGAGGAATATAAAAAAGACAGAGAAGAATTAGAAGCACTTTTAATACCTGAAAGAGATAATAAAATTGCTAAAATTGATTTGAACACACTGCATAACTACTCTACTGCTGAATTTAGAGAAGGATATAAACAGCTAACTATTTCGGAAAAAAGTTCTTTATGGCGGCAAGTGATTAAAAATATTGTAGTTTATCCAGATGGAAATTTGAAAATAAATTTTTTAGGATATTGA